GTGATGGATGACACTATAAGCCGTGTTGGCCTTGCTGACCATAATCGGCTTGACCATCCAGCCCGGCCTGGCCGCCACATACTCCTCGGCCTTCGCCAGCACCGGCGTCTGGCCCCGCATCCTGCACAGTTCGTCATACAGCCCGTACAACACAGCACCGCCACTCGGCCTAGCTCCCCGACTCGGTGTCTGCCTGCCTGCATCCTCTTTAGCCGCCGGACTCCGCAACTCCGGCATCGTCTGCCGCAACGCATACAGCCCGATCATGATCGCTATCACGCCATCGTCGTGGCTGCCCAGTCCCGAGTAACCAGCTCCATCCTTGCTGAACTTGTACATCTCCTTCAAGATATACTCCGAGCGAATGACAACACTATCCTCCAACAAGGCCTCGCCCATGCGCCCGACCATCAACGCTTTCGTCTTGCTCGTCGTCTGCCAGTGCAGGTAGTTGGCCATCTGCTTGCCTACGCGGTCCTCCGCCCGCGGCCGATACAGATTCGGATACTCCAACTGATTCTGCAGGTACACCGCCGTGATCATACCCTCCTTGGCGTACTCGACCGCCACTTCGCACTTGTTGTAGTACATGCCGATCGCATACAGAATCTTGGCGTATTCAGTCGGCGGTGCGAACCCCACCCAGTCCGCAACCTGCACATCAGGGTTCGCACCAACGCCAGCGCGCCAGACCACCGCCACCAGTGGATCGCCTCCGACCAGCCCTGCACCTGTGTCCGCTGACAGATAATAACTCGCCATCGGACTTGGGTCCTCCCACATATAGAACCGGTTCTCGGTTTCCCTCTTCTCCAGCGCCTGACCTGGCTTGACCACAGTCATCAACGGCTTCGGCACTGCATGCAGCCCGCCAAACATCATCTCGCCTATTTTGACCGGCCGGCGCATGTGCGACTGGCTCTGCTCGTCCAGCTTGTGTCGCGGGAACGCACACAGACCGCTCGACTGGAAAGCCTCCTGCGGCGTCATCGGATAAGACTCGTAATGCGCATACGGATAGCCAGTCCGCTTGATCGCCGACTTCAGCCTCCGCCTGCGCCAGTTAAAAAACTCATCGGTGATCTTGAACCCAGCCTCCTCGGCCATGACGCGTTCCCGAGCTGCAGCTTCCAATGGCGTCAGCAAAAAAGGCACTTGACTTGGCTTCAGCGGCAGCGAGAATTTCTTCGCCTTGTATACAGGTAGAAACACCGGCACCCAATCCGAGTCGCCTTCTTCAGCTTCCTGCCACATGTTGTAGAACAGGCCATCCGAACCCAAGGCTGTACTCTCGCTAATGCCCATCGTGTCGCTGGCGTTCATGCTCGGCTCCAAGTCAGCCGTGTAGACCTCCGTGCTCGCCCATCGACTGACCTCAGTCATGTGCAGGTTACGCACGGTTCGGCCAATAGCAATTCCCGACCCGCGCTGCGCATGCGTCGTTATGAACACAGAGCCCAGGCCAGGATTCGTTACCCGCTCACTCAGATCCTTCCTGTTGAACTCGATGTACTCGCCCTTCGAGTGATACTGACGCTCAGGCCGCATGAACCAGGGCAGGCCGTTATATGCAATGTTGACTTTGCGCTGCACGTGAGCTGAAACGTCCGGTGCCTGCGCCACAGAAACCGTATAAGCATTCGGTGCAAAGAACGAGCACCAGCACATTGTCCCAGTAGCGTATTCTGTGATCCCAGCCTGCCGAGGCTTCAGCACAATCACCTTCGACTGGCCGGTCTCCTCGCGTTCCTTGGCAATAGCATTCTCAACGATCCACTGCAGATCGAACATGGGATACAAACACGTAGCCAGACCTTGCTCAGTGACAATCGTATGGAAGTTCTGCAGGTAGTATGTTCTATCCTTGATGCAGTTATCGATCTCTTCTATAGCGAACTGCAGCTCCAGCGGCGTCAACAACGTCCATGCCAGAGCAGTATGGTCCTCAATGCCGCCTTTCGGCAGCTGGCGCTTCGCCTCGAAGTATTTCTGATCCAAGGCTTCCAGTGCCTCGTTTAGAAGCTTGGACTTGCGATTTACATACATGCCAGCAGTTTACACGGAGTCACGTAGGGAGGGTAGAGCGCGGACCCTAGTCAGGTGCTCCTTCAGGTTCAGCGCCGCCGTCGCCTTCAACATACTCACCTTCACCAGCCTCAGCCTCAGCCTCCTCAGCCAGTTCACGCTCCAGCTCAAAGTCCTTATCGGCCAGCTCCGCTCCCGGCGTCAACTGCTTGACAACCTCTACAGTGTCCAAGCCTCGCTGCTGGCGGATCTGGCGAATAATACTCTCAGCTGACAGCGCCCCTTGATGTTGTGGTGCAGCGAGCGCCTGACCTCCGCCAACGTTCCCAGCAATCTGCGTCCTGGCATCCACATTGGTATTGTTGCTCACCAACGGCGTCTTCGGAATGATCGTGCTCAGCACCTTCGTCAGCCGATCGACAGCGTTCAACCTGACCGCATGGTCCGGCAGCTCAGTCGCAGTCTTGACTTCTTTCCAGCTGGGCTCCTGCGTTTCCTTGTCATACACCAACTCCATCTCAGACTTGTACTCGGTCCGCGTCGCCTGCAGTGCAGCAATCAAAGCCTGGCCGCCATGCGGAAGTCCCTCGATATACATCTGCCGGGTCGCAATCTCAGCTTGCTCCGCCGAGTACTTCGCCGCCTGCGCTCGCATCTTCTCGATGCTAGAACGCACCGTAGCCAGCCTGACATTTTCGCGCGTCGCCAGCTCTTCCATGCTGACACCGGCACGCCAATCAAAGTACCGAGTTTGATCCTTAGCTGTTGGTGCAGCACCAGACGACTCGACGGCAGCGTGGCCCCCCGACCGCCGCTGCCGTCCTCTGCTACCCGCTCCTGCAGATGTGTGTGCCATAACCCTAGCCCCTATCCTACTCCGGCCGTTCCGTAAACCCAGGCACCTGACTCGTCGCCAAATAGCTCAGCTCCGAACCCTGCTGTGCATCCAAGTCATGACCTTCATCGACATCCGGCAGCACGCTGATAGGCACAGGACTCGACCGACCCTGCGCCGCGTCTTCCTTAGCCTGCTGCACCGCGCGATAAGCCTCGAACGGATTCTCAGTCTGCGCTGCGATCCCTTGTGCCCACGCTGGCTTAGTGCTATACATATCCTGCACCTGCCTCGGCCGTGCCGACCACTGCTCATCCTGCAGTGCGTCCTGTTCAGCTTCCTCGTCCATCGGCGTGTTGTTGCCCACCATGCCTGCCATGCCGGTCAGCCCCGAGTTACTGATGCCGTACTGATCGACCGTGCCCGCGCCTGCGCCCGGCGTTGCATATAGCAACTTGCTCAGAGTCTGGACCGACCCGTGCAGGGACTTCACGCCAGCTTGTATAGCCATGCCCGCATCGTGGATCCGGTCCGCATCCATCCGGTTCAAGGCCATAGCTACCTCAGTCTTCAGCAACGCAATCGCTGACGTGTTCCGCGCAATCACTTGGTTGATCAACGTCCGCGCCGCAATTCCTTCCTTGCGCTGCTGCCAGGTTGCCCACAGCACGCCAATGACGCCCGCCGCCAACAATGTCAGCAGCACGCCAAACAACAGCCCAGCCATCGCCAGACCTATCGCTGTAAAATTGCTCCCTGCACCTGCACCTGCTGCATTCATCCCGTCACCCCTCGGTAGCTTTTAGTCAACCACGCCTGCAGCCCAGTTATAGTAACCTCGGTCAGCTCGACGTAGTAGCACATCTTGCCTGTCGTCTCGTCCCGCACCGCATGCCGCTGGTGCCTATGCGTCGCTAACCATCGCTTCCGGTCTGCTGCTTCGTCTAAGTTGATCGTGCGATAGTTGCGTGTATCAGCGGCCAGCTCTGCTTGCGTCATTAGTCTTCGTTCCTCAATCTCTCGGCTTACTACTTACCTTACTCTGCGTCTTCCGTCTTGCACCAGTACCAACATTCTGCTTCCTTGTTCCAGGCTATATCTCTCACCCTATAACTCCTCTCAGTCAACCTTTTCGACATCGTCCTCGGCAGCGGTATCGCGTACCCTGCCTGCTCCGCCTGCAACAACAACCACGGCACGTTCGCTCCGTGATTCGCACCATGCCTGATTACACTGTCCCGCAACGTCTCCACTATAAACTGCGTCAGGCCACGACTGCCCAGCACGCCCTGCGTGGCCACGTCTCGCTGCAGACTCGTCCTCAGAACCCTGAGATCCTTCAGTACCAACTCCAACCTGCGCTCCAGCCTCTGCATCTCCTGTAGATGCTCGGCCTGATCGGCAGCGTCATGCAATATAACCTTAGGCTTGCGTGCGCCAACGACTCCGGCCATTACCAGCAGCCTCGTACGTTGTACTCAAAGACAAATCTCTCAACCTTTTCATATTCTTCCCAGCTGTACTGAGGCTTGTAAGCCAGTGCTGACAAAGCATCCGCGAACAACTTACCTTTCCAGTCGTAGCCGCGAAGCTTGCGCTCCCAATCATGCACTGCTGTGCCATACAACATCCTTGGCTTTACATCATCCGGCCAGCGAGTCATGTACTGCTTTATGAACATAGTGCCCAGATCCGACCACGGCACGAGAACGGTAGCCTGCAAACTCTGCGCACTATAGTCTTCATGAATCACTTCCATGATCGCTGTAGTTTTGCCGGATTGGCGATTCGCGTTGACCATTTCGCCAGCACGAATGCGCTGCTTGATGTTCTCTAGGCGTACACGAAACTCAGGTAGGTCTTTATAGCTCATCCGATCCGCCGTCCTTTGAAGTTTAGATCAGCGGCTAGTCGAGAGTATTCGGGATCGTCAACTCTAAAGTTCCACTTCTTCTCGAAGTACTCCCTATCAACATCCGCCTGGATCAGCATCATCTGCTTCTCGGTCTCAGGCGCTGTCTTCCATGACGCCGAGCCATAGTGCCAATACGGCAGGTCGAGCTGCACGCCGCGAATCCCCAGCGCGGCCATCCTCAACGCCAAGTCACAATCCGATCCATAGAACCAGAACCCTTCGTCCAGAAAATACCCGTACTCCGCCACCACAGCGTCATAGCACCACTTCCGCCATAGCACTACAGCCATCGGCGTGTTCTCGCTAATCGCCTGCACGCCATACGTCAGCTCTCCAGTTGGCATCTCGCCTGACATACTCGCAGTCACCACACCTCTCGGCCACGACCTTAGATGGCCTACGAAGTCCGTCGGCAGCACAACATCATTCGGCATCATCAGCACTTCGCTGAAACCTTCCTGACTGAACAGCCTCCATAGCGCGTTATTCGCCAACTTCACCGGCGACTGATTGACTAGCTGATTCGACACCACCAGTGCATCGTCGCCATCCGCCACGTCATAGCTGTTCAGCCAGTTCATCGTGGCGTCCGTGCTACCGTTGTTCGTGATCTCTAAATACACATGGTCGATCGCCTGGCAGTCCTGCGCATACACCGACTCGACCGCAGCCTTCAGCAGCTCCAGACTGTTATACGTCGTCAACTGCACTGCCAAAGTCCTGGTCTTGTCGTAGTCGTATGCCATCAGATCCCCGCCTCCAGCCCAAACACTCTCGCGTCTGGATACATTCCACGAATCACCTTCAATATCGCATCATGGTGCAGTGGTGACGCGATGACTATAGGCAACGACACAAAATACGGTGACTGCACATACACCCCACATGACAACTTTTTGCCATGCTTGCCTACATCGCCGTCGATCGCCTGTGCAATCCGCAAGCCACCATACTGCAGCGCTGCTACAACATGCTCAGCGTAGTTCCCACAGCCCCACACGGCTACCTCACTAACCTTGGCATCGAACAGCTCCTGCATCAACTTATGCTGCATCGTCTGCCACGCAGCCTTCGACGCTACTAGATGCTTCTTTACGTGCAGAGGCAACCGCGCATCACGCACCACACGCCGCTGCCGCTTGAACCCATATTTCTGCACGACCATCCAGAATGCCGGATAGCTCAACTTGCCCTTGCCATCACTCGGCAGCTTCAGCCTGCAAGGCCCGTTCTTCTCGATCACGAAGCCACAATTCACTGCCAACTGATACAACAGATTCTGACTAAAGTGATTGATATGCTCTATATTGAAGTCCAGCCATGGCAGCTTGTGCGTGTCATACCTGTTCGCATCCGGCACCTCGATATACAACAGCCCGCCAGGCTTCAACAGCTTCCTTGCGGCTTCCAGGGCACCCGCCACATCCGGTATATGCTCTAGCACATGATTCAGCACCACAACATCGTAGCCATGACTGAAATACACATCTCGCTCGGCAAGTTCTGTGATAGAGCCTTTGTACACTTCTAAATTTTGTTGACGGCAGGTCTCGACACATTTCAGACTGGGATCGATGCCATGTAGGTTCCTAAACCCCAGACTCCTGAGTTCCTTCAACAAGCCGCCTTGGGCGCATCCAACATCCAAAATAATCGTGTCATAGCTATTGCACATACGCTTGATCCGCTGCGCAGTCAGCTTCAGCCTGTGCTGGTCATGCGGCGCTACTCCCGAGCCAGTCGCTGCAGCGCCAGCATAAATCGAATCCCCGTCATAGTTCAGCGCCTTCTCTGGCAGACTGCTATAAACCATGCCGCAGTTCTCGCATTCCCGAACCATCTGGAACTCGTTGCCGTAAGTCAGCAGATGCTTATAGATCA